TAGTATTTATAGATGAAGCACAAGATCTATCACTAATGCAGTGGGACATGGCAAAAAGTATTTGGAATAAAACAGCGGACTCTTTTATTGCAGGTGATGATGACCAAGCGATATTTAGATGGGCAGGTGCAGATGTAGATTCTTTTATTGCACAGAAAGGTTTGATGATGCCACTCACACAATCACACAGAATACCAGCTATGGTGCACAACGTTGCAATGAATGTAATAAACAAAGTTAGAAACAGAATAGATAAGTCTTGGAAACCAAAGACACACCAAGGTTCACTATCTAGATACGATGACTTTGAACAATTAGATATGACTTCAGGTGAGTGGTTAGTCATGGCCAGAACTAAATATATGTTGAACGAACTAGAAGATACACTGTATAGAAATGGTTTGTATTACAGAAATAAATTTAAAAAAACAAAAGAACAAGAACTACACTATGCTGCACAAGACTGGGAAAACTTACGTAAAGGTCAACCAATAGCATACAAACAAGTAGAGAGAATCTACGGATACATGAAAGATAATACAGATAAGAAAAAACTAAAAGGTATGTTGAAAGACTCTTCCTATGACATGGATACACTAAAACAATCTTATGGTTTGAAAACAGATAAGCCTTGGTTTGAAGCATTTGATGATGCACCAAGCAGGGATGTAAACTATCTAAGAAAGATGAGAAAGAATGGAGAGAAACTAAATGAAGAACCACGAATAACTTTGTCAACCATACATGGTGCAAAGGGTGGCGAATCACAGAATGTTGTGTTATTAACTGATCTCAGTGAGAACACGATGAAAGCATACGAAAAAAACCCAGATGATGAGAATAGATTGTTCTATGTTGGTGCAACAAGGACCAAGGAGCATCTACATATCATATCACCAAAACAAGAATACAAAGGATACAGTATATGACAGACAAAGATATGTTCAAAGGAACAACATACTCTTCATTAGAAGAGCAGGTAGGTGGCAAACACTACAAAAATTTTCGCATACAACCAGCAGAGTTTATTAATGAAAACAAATTATTGTTTGCAGAAGGCAATGCTATAAAATATATTTGTAGGCATGCTGTAAAAGGCAAAGCGCAAGATATAGAAAAAGCAATACACTATTTAAAAATGATATTGGAGAGAGATTACTCATGATACAGAAACCAATGTTTAGCCCACAGACAGAGTGGCTACCACCAGAATCTTTTCCTGACTTATCTAAATACGACGAAGTAGCGATAGACTTAGAAACAAAAGACCCACAACTAAAAACCATGGGATCCGGATCTGTTACAGGTAGAGGCAAGATTGTAGGTATTGCTCTAGCTGTAAAAGATTGGTCTGGATACTTTCCAATAGCACACGAAGGTGGTGGTAATATGGATGAAAAAATGGTAATGAATTACTTTAGAACCGTTCTAAACTACCCCTCTACAAAGATATTTCACAACGCTATGTATGACGTATGTTTTATACGTGCTGCAGGACTTAAAATTAACGGAACCATAGTAGATACCATGATTGCTGGCTCTCTCGTGGACGAGAATCGCTTTCGTTACGATTTAGGCTCCATGGGTAGGGATTACCTCGGAAGAGGCAAAAACGAGGCTGTATTGAACGAAACAGCAGCTCTTTGGGGTGTAGATCCTAAGTCTGAGATGTATAAATTACCTGCTATGTATGTAGGTGAGTATGCTGAAAGAGATGCAGAGATGACTCTTGAATTATGGCAGAACATGAAACAAGAGATACAGCACCAAGATATACAATCTATTTTTGATCTCGAGACTGAACTCTTTCCTTGCCTCGTCGATATGCGTTTCCTAGGAGTTCGTGTAGATATTCAAGCAGCGAATGAATTAAAAGAAAAATTGTCATCAGAAGAAAAACAATGCCTATTAAAAGTAAAAAAAGAAACTGGAGTAGATACGCAAATATGGGCAGCTCGATCCATTGCACAAGTTTTTGAAAAACTTCGCCTACCATTTGACCGAACCGAAAAAACAAATTCTCCATCATTTACTAAAAACTTTTTACAAAATCATTCTCACCCTGTTGTTAAACTAATAGCGAGAGCTCGTGAGATAAGTAAAGCTCACACTACATTTATAGATACCATAATTAAACACGAACATAAAGGACGAATACATGCTGAAATAAATCAACTTAGATCAGATACTGGTGGCACGGTAACCGGTAGATTTAGTTATAGTAACCCGAATCTACAACAGATACCTGCACGAAACAAGGAACTTGGACCACTGATTAGATCTTTGTTTATACCTGAAGAAGGTTGTAAGTGGGGTGTATTTGATTACTCACAACAAGAACCAAGACTTGTTGTACACTATGCAGCGTTACAGAATCTCTATGGAGTAGGCGATGTGTTAGACGCATATCAAGGTGGTGATGTAGACTTTCACCAAATTGTTGCCGAGATGGCAGAGATACCAAGAGAGCAGGCCAAGACTATAAACCTTGGTCTGTTTTATGGTATGGGTAAAAACAAATTACAAGCAGAGTTGGGCATCAACAAAGAAAGAGCCGAGAGTTTATTTAAACAGTATCACTCACGCGTGCCTTTCGTAAAACAACTCATGGACAATGTTATGCAACGTGCACAAGGTAGAGGTCGAATAAGAACTCTTTTGGGTAGAGTATGTAGGTTTCATTTGTGGGAACCAAATCAGTTTGGCATACACAAGCCCTTGCCTCACGATGCAGCGCTCGCGGAACACGGACCAGGTATCAGGAGAGCATATACATACAAAGCTCTGAATCGACTGATACAGGGGTCCGCCGCTGACATGACTAAAAAAGCTATGATAGAACTACACAAAGAAGGCATCACACCACATATACAGGTGCATGATGAACTTGATATATCCGTAGATAACAACGCTGATAAGATCAAAGATATTATGGAGTCAGCTGTTGAATTAGAAGTGCCCAACAAGGTTGACTATGAATCTGGAACAAATTGGGGTACAATAAAATGAGGAAAAATTATGGCTTATTTGAATGCAAACATACCTGTGGAATACGCACAGATAAGAAGAGAATATTTATATGATCTTAAGAAACATCATGGAGAAGTTGAAGACTGCATTATCTTTGGTGTTAGCTGTATTACAGGTCGTGCTTTACTATTTCACGCTATTATGGAAAATGGTGCAATCTTTTATAGATTACCTATTACAGCTTTTATTCAGAGGGGCTTTAAACCAGAAGATGTACCCATACGAAGACTTGATGAACTTCAGCTTTGGAACGCTTTTAGTTATTATCCTGCTGTTACTTCTTGGGATATTTTAGAATCACAAGCTGGTAAATACATCGGTAAAGACAAGAAATGGCACCACGGACGTTATTTATTTACTGTTGACTTTGCACACCCAGAACCTAATATACTAGACACTGATCATTCTGAGATCCCGCACGAACATAAGTGCGCTCATGTGTTGGCATTGAATGATGGCAACTATGCTGCTCAACCCAACAACAGATTGATTTGGGACATTCCATCCTTTACAGTTAAGGACCAAATCCCTGACTGGAAGGTACAAACTAACTATTGGAACGTAGAAGATACACAGAAGTGGCGAACAGAGGACACTGACAATTTCTTTTACGAGATGGAGGAAAAGAAAAATGATTAAGAAAATTAAAGCTAAGATAAAAAGCTGGCTAGATTGGTATGTAAACTGGCTTTTTAGTTGGCAAAAAAACGATAAGAAATGAGTAAGAAACCATTAAATATATCAGAAGAAGCAGCCGTCCAAATGCCAATGAAGACGGTTGCTTCTTTAATTATAATTGTAGCACTCGGCACCATGGGCTACTTCCAGATTGTAGAAAGATTAAACATAGCTGACACTAGAATACAGCTAATGGAAAAAGATTTAGAAGAGAACACAGAGTTTAGAATTAAATGGCCACGTGGACAACTAGGTTCATTGCCCGCCGATTCGGAACAATTCATGATGATCGAGGATCTTTATAAGTCGACCGACAAGCTAAACAAACATATAGAATCTATGGCATTAAACAAAGTTAACATTGAGTTTTTACGTAAACAAATGGATAAAGTTTTAGAAGATATTGAAAAACTAAAAGACGCAAACAGAGAATTTAAATACACAAACGGTAACGGACAATGATAGAGACTGTAGTAGCCCTGCTGATGTTTTGGGATGGAGAGATCAAGGAACACAGAATACAAGAATCGATGGCAGAATGTTTACGTGCACGTCGTGTAGCAGAGCGTGA